TTTTTGGCCTTTAGCCAGCACAAGCACCGTGCCATTGCTGCCACCCTGAAGGGTGATCGGATCGCCCGAAGCAGCGTGAACCACGCTCGCGGTTCCGTTGCTGAAGGTCTTGGTGCTGCCGTCGGTCACGCCCAGAATGGGAGTGGTGGCTTCCGCAGCCTGAAGGCCAGTATCGTCAGCCGAGGTCGAGGGCTTCACGAAGCGGAAGGGGTAAATGTCGCCACCCGCGATCAGTGCCGGAGTATCAGAGAATGCACCCATTGTCTTTTGTCCTTTCGATTAGGCCTTCTGGCCCGTGTACTTTGCGAACAGTTGCTTGAACTTGGCGAGGTCGCCAGCGGCCTCATGCACCGCACGAGCGGTCGCCATCTTGGGATCGAGGATTTCGCCACCCTCGTCGGTCACAGTGTGCTGCGCCACGGTCGGCACATTCAGCGGCAGGCGGGCCATCGTGGCCTTCCAGAACGCGATCTTCGCGCCGGGGTTGGCAGCGTCCGACAGTTCCTCCACCATGCTGTTGCGGAACTTTCCGCAGCGGTAGCCGTCGCGGATCATGGAATCGACTTCCTTGCCGAACCGCTCCAACTTCAACTGCTTCTCCAGTTCCTGCACGCGAGCGAAGAGAGCCTTGGTGGACTTGTCGCCCTTGCTCATCTTGGCCTTGCCACCGTAGGCGGCTTCCATTTCCTCTTCGTCCTTCTCTTCCTCGTCGCCTTCGAAGTTCTCCTCGTCCTCGTCGCCATCGACGGGGCCAGCGAACTCCATGCCCTCGGCGGCCATCGCCTCGGCATCGGCCTCCTCGGCCATCTTGTCCTCGTCCTCGTCAACGACTTCGCCATTCGCTTCACACGGAGATTTCTCCATGAGGAACACGGCGGTGATGTCGGTCATGAGGTTTAGTGTGAGCAAATAAAACACGAACTTGGCAACAAGTTCCTTCATTCGCACATAACTTATGAATTCGGCTCGGTTTGTTTGATTGTTTTGATCCGGCTTTAGCTTGTCTCTCAATTCGTCAAATGCCTTGTTGGCTTGCAATATGCTGGGCGTCGCATCCTCGTTTGTGGTAAGCATGCTAAAAAACCCCCATGGATCACTGCGAATGTAGTTGATGTATTTGTTTATGCGGCCGGTTTCTCCGCTGGAGTCCTTGAGTATTTTGTCCATGAATGACGTCACCCCCATTAATTTCATGAACAAATAACCGAAAGTGTTGCCAAA